GTGAGATATATGCCGGAAAAGGCGATTTTAAAGGAAAGTATTAAAAAGAATACGATATCTGATATGCAAAAACTTGGTGTATATAAAGCCGAGTATGATCCGATTATTAATATATATTGTGAAATGCGTGAGCAATATGAGAGGCTGACAAAAGATTACAAAGACAGTGATTATAATTTCAAAGAAAAAACATCTGATGGTGGCAGTAAGAAAGCTCCTATAGTAGCTACATTAGAAAATTTGAGAAAAGACATACTCCAGTATTCAGACAGATTAAAACTAAATCCTAAAGCTTTTATGGATGATGTTGATAAAGGTAAAAAGAAAACATCAAAGTTGGGAGCAGTGTTAAGTAGTCTTGATAAGTAGTACATATAAAAACTATGATATTGTTATGGAGTATGCCAATAGCATAGTAGAAGGTCGTAAGATAGCTTGTAAAGAGACTATCCAGATGTGCCAGCGTTTCTTGAATGACTTAGAAAATAAAAATTATGATTTTAATCCAAAAGATGCGGAATTCGTAATTCAAATAATAGAAAAAACATTTGTACACCAGAAAGGTGAAGATATGCAGGGCTACCCATTAAGAGGTAAGCCTTTTTTATTGGAGCCGTGGCAGAAGTTTGTTGTTTATAATCTGCTTGGCTTCTTCCATAAAGGAACTATTCTGAGAAAATACAAGGAAGCATTTATAATGCTTGCAAGGAAAAACGGCAAAACACCTTTTATGAGTGCTTTGGCGTGGGGACTTGGATTACTGGAGAGAAAATCCGGTGCAGAGATAGTTATTGTTGGTTCATTACTGAAACAGGCTTTACAGAGCTTCAATTTCCTGAAATATAATTTGGAGCAGATGGGTGAAACCGATAGTTTCCGTATTCTTGATAATAACCAGGAACACAGTATCAGCGGCGAATTAGATGATGGATATATGCGCATTGAAACTATTGCAGGAAACAGTGACCGCATGGACAGTCTGAATACGCTTATTCAGATACTTGATGAACTGCATTTATATAAGAATGCAAGTAAGTACAATACAATTAAAGAATCAGGTAAGGCTTATCGGAACAGCCTGTGTATCGGAATAACTACTGCCGGTGATGACATGAATACTTTCTGTTATCAACGGTTACAGTACTGCAAAAAGGTTTTAGATAAAACAGCAAAGGATGAACAGTTATTCATTTTTATAGCTAAAGCAGATGAAAATCAAGAGACAGGGGATGTAGATTACACTAACCCGGTTGAGCATGAAAAAGCTAATCCGAATTATAATGTCTCTGTGTCAGCTCAGGAATTAATGAACGATGCAGTACAGGCACAGAATGATCCGCAGCAAAGAAAATCATTTTTTGCAAAGTCGCTTAATATATATACCTCTGCAATGAAGGCATATTTCAATATAGATGAGTTTAGAAATTCAGACAGGAAATATAACTGGACATTAGAGGAATTAAAGCACTTACCGATTAATTGGTTTGGGGGTTCGGATTTAAGTAAGCTGCATGATCTTACGGCTTCAGCCTTATACGGCAATTACTTACAGAAAGCCATATTCAGTGCAGGTATATCCAGAAAAGAAACAGATGTTGATATAATAATATCGCATGCGTGGTTCCCTGTCGTGGCAGCACATAGAAAAGCTGATGAAGATGGAATACCTTTATTCGGCTGGCAAGATGACGGCTGGCTTGATATGTGCAATAATCCCGTAGTCAATCATTCTGATATTATTAATTGGTATATTAAAATGAAAAGGCAGGGTTTCAAAATAAAGCAGATAGGTCATGACAGGAAATTTTGCCGTGAGTATTTTGTCGGAATGAAGAATGCCGGATTTAATATCGTAGACCAACCGCAGTATTTTTATAAAAAGTCAGAGGGTTTTCGGCGAATAGAAACAAGAGCAAAAGACGGAAAACTATATTATTTGCACTCAGACGCTTTTGAATATTGTGTACAGAATATAAGAGCAATTGAAAAGACAGATGATATGATACAATATGAAAAAGTTGTACCGGAACAGAGGATTGATATTTTTGATGCCGCTGTTTTTGCATGTATAAGAATGCTAGAAAATATGGAAAAATCCACTTTTGCCAGTGCCTGGCTGAATGGTGGAAGAAAGGAAGGCGAATAAATTGGGAAACATTATACAATGTGCAAACATTTTGAAAGCAAGGGCTGAGCCGGTTAATGAAAAAAGGGGAAATCAGACATCCATCGGATGGTTTTTGACATCTGATGCATATGATACTTTATGCGTACCTGGCTATACAAGATTATCTGATAATCCTGAAGTGAAAATGGCTGTTGATAAAATCGCCGATTTGGTATCATCAATGACGATAAGGTTAATGCAGAACACTGATAAGGGTGATATCAGGATTAAAAATGAATTATCCAAGAAGATTGATATTAATCCATATAAGCTCATGACAAGAAAAACATGGATGTATAATATCATACATACATTACTGCTTGAGGGAAGGGGAAACAGTGTTGTATTCCCGACAATATCTGACGGATTTATTAATGACCTGAAGCCGCTTAAACCATCCAATGTAAATTTCATTGATACGGCCGATGGATATAAGGTGACATATGGGAGTCAGGCTTTTAATTATGATGAAGTATTACACTTTATTATTAATCCTGATCCTGAAAGGCCTCACATCGGGCAAGGTTATCAGGTAGTTTTAAAGGATATCGTAAATAATTTGAAACAGGCAACAGCAACAAAGAAAGCATTCATGTCTGATAAATGGAAACCTTCTGTTATAATCTCAATTGATGCGATGACAGAAGAGTTTACCAGTAAAGAAGGCAGGGATAAAATTCTTAATGAATATATTGATGATACAGGAGGCGGTAAGCCGTGGTTAATTCCTGCTGATTTGATAAAGGTTGATCAGGTAAAACCTTTAAGCTTAAATGACTTGGCTATTAATGATGCAGTAGAACTGGATAAAAAGACGGTGGCAGGACTTATTGGAGTACCTGCTTTTTTTGTGGGTGTTGGAGAGTTTGATAAGGATGAGTACAACAATTTCATAAAGACAAAGATCATGTCAATAGCTGAATTAGTTGAGCAGGAATTGACCAGAAAACTTTTGTTTAGCCCTGATCTTTATTGGAAACTCAATCCACGGAGTTTATATGCTTATGATTTAAGAGAATTATCCGATGTGGGTTCAAATATGTTTGTGAGAAGTCTTATGTTAGGCAATGAGGTTAGGGGATGGCTTGACCTTCCACCGCTTGACGGATTAGATGAGCGCATAATTCTTGAAAATTATATTCCGGCAGGAATGATCGGGGATCAGAAAAAGTTGAAAGGCGGTGATAACAGTGAATAACAGGGATAAATTTCAGACAAGAAGCTGGCAGACAAGCTTTAAAGCAACCAGAGCTGAAACTGATAATGGCAATATGTTTATTGAAGGATATTTTGCGGTGTTTGGGCAGCCTACGGAGCTTTGGGCGGGAGCTTTTGAAGAAATTGCTCCGGAAGCTTTTAATAACACATTAGGTAATGATATCAGGGCATTAATCAATCATGATACTACATTAGTGCTTGGAAGAAATAAGGCAAATACCCTTGAACTGAAAGCAGACAGCCATGGTCTATGGGGAAGGATTACAATCAATGGGAAAGATTCTGATGCTGTAAACCTTTATGAAAGGGTAAAACGTGGCGATGTAGATCAGTGCAGTTTTGGTTTTAATATATTGAGTGAGGAAACCGACTGGAGGGATGACGGAACGGTGAAATGGACTCTCCGTGAAATTGATCTTCATGAGGTAAGCGTGTGTACATTTCCTGCATATGAGGAAACAGGGGTGCAGGCTAGACATAAAGAGGTAGCGCAGCATAAAGAAAAGATGCTGGAACAGCGCAAACATCAATTAAAAGAAAGGATGAAAAAGATATGGCACTTAAACAATTAATGCTTAGTAAGAAGATTGAGCAAAGGAAAACAAGCCTTTTGGAGTTGGTTACTCAGGAAGCTGGACTTAAAACAAGGGAAGCAGAATTAGAAGCTTCTATTGATGAAGCAAAAACAGATGAGGAAACAGCTGCCGTAGAAGAAGCGGCTGATAAACTTGAGACTGAAAAGAAAGAGCTGGATGAAAAGAAGAGTAAACTCGAAAATGAAATTGCCGAACTCGAAGGTGAGCTGGAACAGCTTAATTCCAAAGAACCTAAAAATGATTCTGAAAAGAGAAATCACACAAATTATGTCTATGAAAGAAAGGAAGATAAAACTATGAAGAGAAATAAGTTTTTCTATGGTATGACAAGAGAGCAGGTTGAAAGCTTGATTACAAGGAGTGAAGTAAAAGAATTCCTTGCTAGAACAAGAGAAATGATAAATCAGAAAAGAAGCGTAACCGGTGGTGAACTTGGAATCCCGGAAGTTTTCCTTGATATCCTCAGGGACAATCTTAATCAGTATTCCAAGCTGATTTCTAAAATAAGTCTGAGACCGGTTGCCGGACATGCAAGACAGAATATTGTCGGTGCTGTTCCTGAAGGTATCTGGACTGAGGCTGTAGGTAAGCTGAATGAGTTGGCTATCGTTTTCAACCAGCTTGAAGTAGATGGTTATAAAGTGGGCGGCTTTGTTGCGGTTCCGAATTCAACGCTTGAGGATTCTGATATTGCCCTTGCTAATGAAATCATGACCGCAATCGGACAGGCAATTGGACTTGCTATTGATAAAGCTATTCTTTATGGCACTGGCGCAAAGATGCCTGTTGGCATTGTAACCAGACTTGCTGAAAGTGCTAAGCCAGCTTACTGGGGAGATAATGAAAAGGCATGGACAGATATTCATGCAACACATCTGTTACTAATTGATGCAGCCGCAAATACGGATGTTTTATTCTATAAGGATCTGATTATGAAACTTGGTGTTGCAGAAGCAAACTATAGTGATGGAAGTCAGTTCTGGGCAATGAGTACAAAGACATTCAGGACACTTCAGGCGAAAGCATTGACAATCAATGCGGCAGGTGCGATTGTTTCCGGTCAGAATAATACCATGCCAATTATCGGCGGGGATGTTGTTATTCTTGATTTCGTTCCGAATAACGTTGTTGTCGGCGGATATGGTTCCTTATATCTTCTTGCTGAAAGAGCCGGAGCAACACTTGCACAGTCCGAACATGTACAGTTTATTGAGGATAATACTGTATTTAAGGGTACAGCGCGTTATGATGGTCGACCTGTATTCGGTGAAGCTTTTGTTGCAATTAATATCAGCCAGGAAGTAGGAGCGGTAGCACCTACTGCTAACGCCGTTACCTTTGCTGCTGATACAGCCAATGCAGCCTAAGGGGTGATTACATGAAGGTAAGAGCACTCAAAGTATGTGGGGATGGAAAGCGGAATTATTCAGAAGGCGAAATGGCCGATATGACAAAAGAGCTATTTGAAAAAATTAACTCAACTCCGAACGGAAAATTATTTGATGAGGTTAAGGAGCCGAAGAGAAACAGCACTAAGGAGGAATGAAGATGAATATTAATCTGATACTTCCTTTAGTAAAGGAGAGACTTGGCATAAAAACAAGTGCCAGAGATACATATCTGACGGCAATCATTAATGGTATATATACAGAATTAGTAGATGAAAAGGGATTAGTACTATCAGGAACTAATCCCTATCATCTTTTATTTATTGTGGACTATGTATCATGGAGATTTGAAAATCCGGGATCAGAAAACGGTATGCCAAGACATTTACAGTTTAGGATGCATAATCTGATTATTCATACAGGATCAGAAATATTAGCCGTGGATTACATATTAGTTGTCGATGTCTTACCGGATACACCGGTTGAAAATACAGTATATATATTACCGGATGATACACGGCAGATGTTTATTGATGGTGCTTGGATATCTGTTGTATTGGTTAATGGAAGGTGGGTGACAGCGTAAATGTATAAAGAGGTCATTTACCTTATCAATACATTAGAAAAGGTAATAAGCGGAGATACAGTACTTACAAAGTCAGAAAGGGAAGTATATGCCGACATAAAGTCAATTGGCATGTCTGAATTTTATCAAGCTCAGGCAGTAGGATTAAAGCCTGAAATTAAATTTATTCTGGCAGATTATGAGGATTATCAAAATGAAAAAACCGTGAAATATAACGATATTGAGTATTCAATATTGAGAACATACAGGGATGGAAGAAAGCTTGAAATAACATGTAAGGGTGATGTAAATGCCAGTACCTAAGAGTATAGTTAAATTCGATAAAAATGGGATTAAGTATGTATCAAATGTTGAAAGAACAGAGTATACAATATTTGAACTTTCAAGAGCTGCACTTCGTGACGTGGGTAAATTTGTGTGCCAGGTTTTCAGGCAAAGTTTTTATCAGCATTTTCATAAGGTTACCGGTAATGTCGGAAAGAATACACAGTATTGGGTTAAGACAAAGACGGAAAATCCGGAATTACAGGTGGGTATAAAAAGAAACGGTTTTTATGGAATATTTCAGGAAATTGGGTCAAGTAAAACAAAGAAGCTGGGACTTTTACAAAATGCTGTCAACAATAATATTGCAGAGATAATCAATATTGAGAGTAAATATCTATCAGCTTTAGAAGATGATGCAAGAGCGCTCTCCCTAATTGATGAGGGTGAATATGGAGGTGATGCAGATGAGTAAAACGCCTGAATTAAAAGATATTATATATAGCCTGTTAATACAATCTCAGGGTGAAGCTTATTATGAAATTGCTTCAGATCAGGCAGTTTATCCATATAAAGTATTTACTTTTGATAATATGAACCTTGGAAATTCGGGCAGGGATGATATTATGCTGGTTGTTGATGTCTGGAATAAAGAAACAGGAACGGGAGCTGCATCGACAGAAGCAGATTCTATGTGTGACAAAATAGAAAAAGATTTGCATCTTACGAATGCTCCAAATGGAACATCTTTCCCTACGTTTTATAGAGACAGCCGGATAACAGTTCCTGATGAAGATAAATCGTTAAAACATAAACAAATGAAATTTCTGATACAGAATTATTATATAGGATAAGGAGCGTGATAAGAATGGCAATTACAAGAACGGCAACACCGAATAAGATATTGCTTGGAATGGGTGTTTTTAAAATTAATGAAGTAGCAATAGGACTGACAAGAGGTGGCGGTCAGTTTACTGTAGAAAAGGAAATGCGTGAGATTACAGCAGATGGGGATCGTGGTACATACAAGGACAGGGTTGTACAGGATTCGTCAAGACCAAAATTGAAACTATCTGCACTTGAAGTTATAAGTGAAAACCTTCCAAAACTGTATCCTGCATTAAGTGTAACGGCAGATTCACCAATAGAAGGAAGTACTAAAATCACAGGCACAGGTGTGATTGCAACTACTGATTATCAGACTAAAGTTACTTGGACAGGAGAAACAAAGGCAGGAAAACAGGTTATTATAACTCTTTATAATGCTATTTGTCTTGAAAACCTTGATTGGACTTTAGCGGATAAGGATGAAGTAGTAGCGGAGGTTACTTATACAGGGTGTTATCTGGAAGACAGTCCAGCTAATTTTGAACCTTGGGATGTTGTATACGTCAATTAATTATCGGGGAGGGAAACCTCCCCTTATTTTTAAGGAGGATTTTAATAATGAGGAAATTAAAGACATCGGATTTATTCGCATTTGCAAGATGTATTACACAGATAGAAATTAAGGATGAATTGAAGAAAATAGCAATGGAAGCAAACAATGTAAATGATATAACTTCAAATGGATTTGAAATTGTCTATAGATTATTTGAAATAGTATGTGAAAAAAAATCTGAAAGACCTATTTATGAGCTTATTGCTACCCTGCTTGAGTGCAAGTGGGAGGAAGCAAGGGATATGAATCCCATAGAATTGATAGGAAAATTGAAGGAAGTTGCTAATATGGCTGAGTGGAAAGCTTTTTTCAAAACGGCAGTTCGCTAGACTTAATTGAGGTCGAGGAACTGCTTCTTTTTTATTACCATGATATAAATTACATTTTAAATTTGAACTTGGAAGAAGGAATTTTCTTTATAAATAAAGCCTGGGAAAAGAATGAAGAAAGAAAAGCCTGGGATATGTGGATTGCAAGATATGTCTGGATGGATAAGGACAATTTTATTCCGTTCAGTGAATTTTATAGCATACAGACGACTCCGACAATTAATAAATCAAAGAATGAGATTCTTTCCATGGCTGATGAGATTGAAAAAAAGGCCCAAAAGGAAAGAGGTGATATAGAGAATGGCTCTTGAAATTTTTAAATTGTTTGGTTCAATCCAAGTTGATAATGATAAGGCAAATGAGAGTATAGAAAAGACAGACAAAAAAGCTCAGAATATTGGAAGTACATTGCTAAAGGGAGTTGGTACGGCTGCCAAATGGGGAGCAGGAATCGCCACAGCTGCCGGAGCCGGTGTAACCGCATTAACAGGTATGGCGTCTAAAGTTGCAGATACGGCAGGTGCGATTGCAGACAGCGCGGCTAGAGCGGGTGTGACGGCAGAGGCATATCAGCAGTATGCATATGCAGCCAAAATGTCGGGTATTGAAACATCTAAGCTTGATTCTTTAATGGTGAAATCCCAGAAATCATTTGCGGATGCAAAAGAAGGCAGCAAGGCATTGGGAGAAGCCTATGGCAGACTTGGAATTGACATAAGCAGCATAGATAATTCCTCTGACGCCTTCGATACTACAATAGCCGCCTTGGCAGAAATGTCGGACGAAACCGAGCGGAATGCACTGGCAAATGATATTTTCGGTAAGTCCTATGCTGACCTGGCTCCTCTATTAAACGAAGGGGCCGCTGGTATAGCCGCCCTGAAGCAGGAAGCTGTCGATATGGGAGCGGTAATGAGCAATGAGAGTGTAGCAGCAGGGGAACAGTTTGGTGATACAATGGATAAAATAAAATCAGCCGGAGCTGGTTTATTTAATTCGTTGGGAAGTGAGCTGATACCGATAGCACAGCAATTTACCAATATGCTTATTAGTAATCTGCCAATGATACAGAATTTGTTTGCACAGTTGGCTCCGATTATAGCAATGGTATTTTCTAATCTCTTGCCTCCGGTCATGGAGTTGGTTCAGACATTATTACCGCCACTGATTGAACTGTTTACGACACTTCTTCCGATTATTTCAGATATAATTAGTGATATACTGCCGATATTTACCGATTTACTTAAAATGCTATTGCCGCCATTGATAGAGATCGTGAAAGCGTTGTTGCCTCCCATGCTGGAGGTAATTAAGGCCCTGATGCCGATACTAAAAACAGTCATTGAATTATTAAAGCCAATCCTGGATCTGTTTATGAAATTGTTGGCACCGATAATGGATTTAGTGTCGAAAGCAATAGCTCCTCTTATAACCAGATTAGCGGACTTAATTAATACCATTCTTAAGCCTATAATACCAGTCATAAAAATGGTTGCGGATATAATAAGCTCGGTATTGGGGACAGCCTTTGAAGCATTACAGCCGATAATTGACAATATTATGGGTTATTTTGAAGGTTTAATTGATTTTATAACCGGAATATTTACAGGAAATTGGAAGAAAGCGTTTGAAGGAATACAAAAAATTGTTAAAAATATATTTGAAGGCATGATAAATATTGTAAAGGCTCCTATTAATTTTATTATAAAAGGGATAAATGCATTTATCGGAGGGCTTAATAAGCTTAAAATTCCTGATTGGGTTCCTGGAATTGGTGGGAAAGGGATTAACATTCCTGAAATTCCTGAACTTGCAGAAGGTGGAACTATATATAAGAGGGGTAGAGTATTAGTAGGGGAAGAAGCTCCAGAAATACTTGATCTTCCGGCAGGAGCAAGGGTTACTCCGTTAACCAATGCCCAGAAATCTTTGAATGAAGATAAAGAGAGACAAATCAATTTGAATGTGAATTTGAACATAAAGGAATTTATTAATAATACAATGGCAGATATTAATGAAATAGCTAAAGAGATAGCATTTACTACCAAGCGTGAGTTGGAAGGAGTTGGTGTATATGTCTAGTTTTATTTTTAAAGGGATAATGAGCAGTGAGTTTGATATGAGTGTAGTTAATATTGTCACCGTTAGGCAAGGAAGTAAGCACAGACCGGAAGAAGAGATAGATATCATTGAGATTCCTTACCGCAATGGGGAATTAATAATACATTCAGGTAAATATAAGGCGTATGAACAGGAATTTGAATTTACTTTACGTAATCCAGCTCTAATTCCGCAAATTAATACATGGCTTTCAGGAAGAGGTAAACTGTATCTTGAAAATGATGGAGAGGAATTCAACCGTTTTGGTTTTTACATGGCAAGTGTCGTTGATGGATGGGAATACGAAAAGAATCACAGTACTTTTAACTTTACTGTTAAATTCAAGGTAGACCCATTTTTCTATTATGATTCGGGTCAGAGAAAAAAAACTTATATAACTCAGCCATTAATAGTATTTAATAACGGTACAATTTATTCCGAACCATATATTCGGATTAATGGATCAGGTAATATCACTCTGACTGTTAACAGCCAAGTCTGTACGTTTATGGATATTGTTGATTATATTGAGATGGATTCCGCCTTAATGGTGGCTTATAAAGATACATTGAACCAAGGACAGAAAATGACCGGTGATTTCCCGATTTTTGAAGTGGGTAAAAATAATATTTCATGGACAGGTAATGTAACCAGTATTGAGATTATGACGAGAGCGAGGGAGTTGGGATGATAAGATTATTTGACAGAAATGAAACGAATTTTAATCATAATAAGACGATCCTGACGCCTTTGTCTTGTTATGTGATAGAAGAAGCGAACGGAATGTTCGAACTGGAAGCGGAGTTCCCAAAGACAACTGTTTTAAATGACGGTGACATAATAAAGGCTCCTACGCCGAGAGGGGAACAGCTATTCCGAATTTACAGAAGCGTAAAGAGTTTAACCAGTAAGAAAGCTTATGCACGGCATATTTTTTATGATTTAAGCAAGAATTTTCTGATTGATGTGAATTTAGATAATGTGACAGGGTTTACAGCTTTGCAGACGGTGCTGGATAATGCTGATACTGATCATAATTTTATTGGTATATCCAATGTTATGAACCAGAATACCGCAAGATATACAAGGATTAACCCGATACAAGCTATTATCGGTGAAGATAACAGTATATTAAATCTGTGGAGCGGTAATCTTATCAGGGATAACTTCAGAATAGATATAAAAGCTAACGGAGTAGACCGAGGCTATGAAATAAGGTTAGGTAAAAACCTCTTAGGTATTGATGCTGATATAGATGAATCAGGAGTAAAGACAAGGATATATCCTACTGTCGCATTGGGGGATGATGATACTGTTTATTCTCTTCCTGAAAAGTATATTGACAGCCCATATATGAATAATTACGGTGAACCGATTATTTATACTAAAGAAATAAAACTGACAGATGAACAGAAGAATTTATCTATTGAAGAAATATATGATATTATGCGTGAATACTGCATTAAGCTGTTTGAAGTTGATAACATAGACAAGCCGGTAATAAATTATAAGGTTAACTTTGTTGAACTTAGTAAAACGGAACAGTATAAGGATTTAGCGATACTTGAACAGCTTGATTTATATGATATTTTAACCGTTAAAATATCATATCTTGATATTGATGTTAAGGCAAGGGTTATCAAATACAAATATGACTGTATTAAGGAACGTTATGAAAACATAGAGCTGGGTGATTTTAGTGCAGTATCTAAATATCAAACAGACAGTATTGTAAAGCAGTTGCGAAGCAGTATCAAAGCTTCACAGTCGGCAGTTGATTACGCAACAAACGTTATCACAGGAAATAAAGGTGGATACATAATCACAAGGAGATATCCCGATGGAAAACCATATGAATTTCTTGTTATGGACACTGAGGATATTAATACGGCTCAGAATGTATTCAGGCTAAACAAAAGTGGTTTAGGCTTTTCAAGAAACGGTTATAATGGCACATTTGGTACTGCCATGACTATAGATGGGCACATCGTGGCCGATTATATGGATACTGGTACTCTGACAAGTGTTTTGTTAAAATCAACTAATTATATGGCTGATACAAGCGGAATGCGAATCTCTCTTACTGATGGAACAATTGACTCAAAAAATTTCAAAGTAGATTCATATGGTAATATTACTGCAAATAACGTCAGGCTGAATAGCGGGATATTTAACGGTACATTAGGTGCGAATGCTATAAATTCTGATATTATTAATGCGTTAAATATCATTGCATCATCAGTTAAATCAGATTGGGTATATGCTGGAAATATTAAGGCAAATCAAATGACTTTTGGTGGAGCCAGTGGAAATATTAGTTATAACAGCCTAACGGATACACCGACTATACCACCTCCGTATACAGACGCACAGTCTTTACAAGCGTGGAAAGATAGCGGTTACTCAACCTTTATAGATAGTACAGGTGTTTATACTGGTACAATTATTGCTAATCAAATCACTACTGGAACATTGACCGGTATTACAATTAATAGTTCTACATTTTCAACAACTGGAGCATATTCTACCGCAAAACTTGAAAATGGAATTATTACATTAACAGGAATAAATAATAATCAAGCACTTTTATCTGATGGTTATTTAAGATTTTTTAATGGCAGTACGATGACTATAAGTATAGAATATTATAATGGTAATATTTCTTGTGGAAGTTTATTAGTCGGTGGATATGCCCCTATTACTACCCATACAATTAATTTACAATCCGTAGCATCTGCAAATGTAGCTACATATGCAGCTTCTTCTGGAAGTGCCGGTAGTGCAAGTCAGCTTACTAATGGAAGTAATTATACATATGTTTCATCTAACGATAATTTAATTCCATCTAATTCTGTAATGTGTGTCGGTTCATCTATAAATAGATGGAATAGTATTTATGCAAATAATGTATATAATTCGGCTGGGCTGATAACAAGCTCTGATGAAAGATTAAAGAACGCATTTACATTGATAGATGATAGATATATTCGATTATTAGATTCTGTTACTCCATATATTTTTAAGTATAATGATTCCAGCAGCGATAGATTTCATATGGGTATGAAAGCGCAGGAGGTTGAAGCATTATTATTAAATGTGGGTTTAACTTCAAAAGACTTTGCAGCATTGGTTAAAGACCCGGTTTATAAAGATATAAAAGAAGATGGTGAATTTGATACATCTTCTGAAATTATTGATCATCAATATTATTTAAGGTACGAAGAATTTATACCGTTATTAATTGAAAAATCACATAGAATTGATAATGAGATTGCTTTATTAAAAGAAACAGTTCAAAAGCAGCTAGTTATTATCGATAGTCAGGCTGATAAAATAAATGAGATTGAACATAGGCTTAGTAAATTAGAGGCAGCATAAGAATTTGGGGGCAGAAATGTCCCCCTTATTTTTTATGCAACTTTTATTTATAAATATACTTATTTAATAAGGAAGGGATTGAATCAATGGAGAAGGTTTTAGTAAACAAGGCATTATTGAATATAGATGAGTTCTGTATATATCTAGGAATAGGTCAAACAAAAGCAAGAGAGATATTAACAAAGATAAAAAATCCGTTTACAGTTCGACTGGGCAACAGATTATATGCAAATAAGGTACTTTTAGATAAATGGTTAAATACTATAAGCGGTAACAAGTAGCATAAATACAGGAGAAATAAAAGAAAGAGGTTGCTTATGATGCGAAGTTTGAGTATAATAATTTTATATTCAAGTGTATTCATTTCCAACCTATATAAGTATAGAAGGGAATGAGTGCAAATGGCTAAAGATTTAAAAGGTAAAGAACTGGGAAAAGGATTACGTCAAAGAAAAGATAGTAGATATGAAGCAAGAGCAACAATAAATGGAATTGATATTAATTTATATGATTTTGATTTGAAACATCTCAAAAAGAATTTTGAGATGGCAAAAGAGCATGCATTGAGAAACATTGATACTAAGCGTCAGAATATCACACTGGATGAATGGTTCGAAGAATGGTTTACTAAATATAAAGTGCCAAATATAAAATCGACAAGTATATATCCAATGAAAAGCAAATATGCTAATACATTTGGAGAACAGATTGGTACTTTGAAGGTGGTAGACATTTGCAATATTGATATTCAAGAAGTTATCAATAAAATGCAAGAGCAAGGAAGAGCAACATCGAGTATGCGTGATGCATTAGGTCGTATTAGAGAGTGTTTGGAATCTTCTAAGAATAATCGCATTATTACATTAAATCCATGCTTTGAAATCAATGTGCCGTGGGAAAACAAACAAGTACTTAGAAGATTTTTAACACATGAAGAACAAAATATTTTCTTACATGAAGTTGAAAATAATTGGTACAAAGAAATGTTCTACATCATGTTTCTTACGGGAATGCGTATAGGCGAAGTTGGAGGTTTAAAATGGAGTGACGTTGATTTTAATAACAAGTGTATTTACATCAATCGATCATTATCATGTAATTATGAAGCTGGTATAAAGAAAATGTTATTGACCACTCCAAAGACACATAATTCTTATAGAAAAATTCCATTTATTGGTGAAGCGGAAGAAATGTTCTTATCTCAAAAACAAAAGACTGATAGACTTAAAAAGGAATTAGGTAAAAGATTTAGAAGTGAAGGCGATTTTGAGGATTTAGTATTTATCACTACGATGGGTTCGCCTGTTCTACGATATCATGCAGAAAAAGAAGTTAAGAAGGTAGTTAAAGCAATTAACGAAAGAGAAGCGTTTGAATCTGTTAGAGAACAAAGAGAACCGAAAATCTTTGAAGATGTATATCCTCATGCTATTCGTCATACGTTTTGTAGCAGATGCTTTGAAAGAGATATGAATCCCAAGGTGGTACAAGCTTTAATGGGACATCAACATTATAGTACTACAATTGAAATTTATACTCATGTATCTGAAACAAAATTTGATGATGAAATTTCAAAATTTGGATGTGCAATTAAAAAGGATGAAGGAAAGGACGAGTAGTTTTTTACCCAATTTATTCTTAAATAATACCCAAAATGTTATTCTTTTGATAAAATACATATAAAAAATATATGAAGTTTTTACCCATCTTAGAATTGGGTAAACGATAAAATGATATAATCATAAAGCTAGTGAATAAGCCAAGTGTAGAAAATAGTTCGCAAAACAGATGGGCAATTAATTATATAATTCAAAATAGTATTTAACCGCCGGAAATGCAATGTTTTCCGGCGGTTTTTTCGATATCTGGAGAAGTATCATAAATTATTACTTATAAAACAACCTCTTTTAAATGACAGTGATGCGACTTTTGAAGGAGGATAGATAATGGAAAGTCAATTGACATTGCCGGGAAATTACGAAGTGATCTGCAATAATATTAGTGATATGATTTCAACAGCCTGAAAAGGTGTGTTCCAGACAGTAAATACTGAGCACGTCATGTTGAACTGGAATATCGGAGAAAAACTGAGAACTGAGATTTTAAAAATCAAAAAGCAGGATATGGAAGATTTGTAATAACTACATCGAGCAAAGGTTTATCTCAGAGATATGGAAACGGTTATAGTAGGGCGGCTTTGTTTAGAATGGTACAGTTTTATGATGTTTTTTGTGAGAGGGAAAAAGTCGCGACACTGTCACGACAATTGACATGGTCTCATTTTGTTGAAAGTTTTACAGGGGTCCTATATACTTGATTTCTTTGGATTGAAAGATACCTTTAGTGAAAAGGATTTGGAAAGTGCCATTTTATCAGAATTAGAAAATTTATTTTAGAAATGGGAAGCGATTTTGCTTTGCCGGCAGCTACATTATTTGTATATCATACGTTTTATTAACCTTTTTCGAGGTAGTAGGATAGCACTGGTGATTATCATTTAGCGATAAGGTTTTGCCGAGAGTGATAAATCAAAATAACCAGGACTGTTCTGAAACTATTTATGTGGCAGAAATAATCCTGGTTATAATTATGTTTCTTTATAATATCTGTTTGGTTGGAATTCCCAACAAGTATATCGAGCATGGTAGCCCGGTACTCGGACGGTAATTCTGAATGCGGAAATATGATGCTGTCTGCTCGACGAAAGTACATCATAATTATGGAAATTAGCAATAAGATCATTGACATATTTAATATACTTAATATATAATAAATATATATTAAATTTAGGAATTTTATTTAAAATAGACAGCTTTGCCGATCCGGTAAAGGGTTTGGCAATTACAAATATGCTGGAGGAAGTTACGACAGAGCTTCCGACTGCCCGGGATATTGAGTTGGCCTTCCGGTTGCGGATCGGATTATATCAATAAAGAATAAAAATGCGTTAATTGTCCTTTCATTTTTTTACATTTGCTGTATAATACATTATGTATATTAAATATCATAAATGAGGTATTAAATT